GGTTGTTCGATTAAACAATCAGTTTAATTCACCTAATGGTGCAATTGCTGGTGGTACTGTGTCAACGACTGGTGTATAGGAGAGTGTAAATGGCAATATCTAGACAACAACTAGCAAAAGAGCTTGAGCCAGGACTCAACGCTCTCTTTGGATTAGAGTATAGTCGTTATGAAAACGAACACTCTGAAATCTTTGAAACGGAATCATCTGATCGTGCTTTCGAAGAAGAAGTCATGCTTTCAGGGTTTGGTAGTGCTCCTACTAAATCAGAAGGTGCTGCAGTATCTTTTGATACAGCAAATGAGGCATACACTGCACGCTATACACACGAAACAATTGCTTTAGCTTTTTCAATAACTGAAGAAGCTGTTGAGGATAACTTGTATGATAGAATTTCTGCTCGTTATACTAAAGCATTGGCTCGTTCTATGGCGAACACTAAGCAGGTAAAAGCAGCAAACGTATTGAATAATGCGTTTACATCAACTGTTACAGGTGGGGATGGATTAGAACTTTGTTCTACTGCACACACACTTTCTACAGGTGGTACATTTGCTAATGAACCTTCAACTGCTGCAGATCTTAACGAGACTTCTTTAGAAGATTCATTAATTAACATCAGTAATTTTGTTGATGAGCGAGGATTAAAAGTTGCCTTACGAGGTATGAAGCTTATTATTCCACCTGCTCTTCAATTTGTTGCTGAAAGATTAATGGCTTCTAATCTTCGAGTTGGTACAGCAGACAATGACGTAAATGCTATCCGTAGCACAGGAATGTTACCAAATGGTTATGTAATAAATCATTTCTTAACAGATACTGATGCGTTTTTTATCAAAACTGATGCTCCAAATGGTTTTAAACATTTTGAGCGTGCAGCGATAAAAACTGCTATGGAAGGAGATTTCGACACAGGTAACGTAAGATACAAAGCTCGTGAAAGATACAGCTTTGGTTGGAGTGATCCTCGTGCCGTTTATGGTTCTCCAGGAGCATAACTAAAAAAATATAAAGGAGTGACTTTTCAGTCGCTCCTTTATAGTGTATAAGTAAAATAAACCTTGACTGCACTATTGCAGACACTAGCCAAGACAAGGAGAACACATGGCAAAAACTACTTTTAATGGACCAGTTAGGTCTGAAAACAATTTTGATCTTGTAAGTAAAAATACAACTACAGGATTAATTCAGGACAGAACTCTTGGTGCAGGTATAAGAGACGCACGAAGATACTACTTAGAAGAATGGTTTAAAAAGAAACCAGGACTTAATGCTGTTTCAATTATTGACCCAGATGCGGATAGTGCATCCGCTCTAGCAGCATATGTTATTGCTAACAGAGATTTTGAAACATTAGGTACTAACATGACAACTGCTTTGACTACTTTTTCAGCTACACATGGTGGTATTTTAATGACCACTGCTGGAGCTGACCAAGATCAAGCAATTCTCTTACCACACTTAGATACTAACCAAACAGCTTGGAGCAGTACTAAATGGGGAACTGAAAATTCAGTAGAATGGGAATGTTCAATTTCATTGCCTGCAATTGATAACCAAAAAGTTTGGGCTGGTTTAAAGTTAACTAATGATCAATTAGTTGCAACGGATGCTAACCAAATCTTTTTTAAGTTTCAGACTGATGCTACAAACTCTGAAGCATTTGATGACTACACCTATTGGCACTTAGTGCACAGTATTGGTGGAACTGACTATATTAGTCAAATTCCAGTTACTGTTGCAGCCGATACACCTTATCATTTAAAAATTGTTATTGACAGTGATAGAAAAGCTACCTGTTTCATAAATGGTATACAGTATAATATTACTAGTACTTCAGGAAGCACAGGCGGTACGGCAGTAACCGCAGTACAACCAAGTACGGCAGCAGCTAAAACAGCAGCTTTAACTGATGATGTGGATTTCATTCCATACATTGGTATTGAAGCAGGTGCAGCAGCAGCTGAAGCAGTAAATATTCATTACCAATGCATTAGCAGGAACGTTTTTGAATAAAATTTAAGTGGGGGTGAAATCCCCCACATTTTTAGGAGAATTATATGGGAAGTTCAGACGTAAAAGTTCTAACAGTAAGTGACACAAATGCCGCTGATGCAGATCGTTTAGTTACTGCAGCAAGACCCAATACTTCAGCAACTATGGCAGCAACCACGCATGCAGGGGGTGCAGCTAGAAATGTTACGGTTACTACTGCAGGAACTGGAGACAACGCTAAAACTTGCACTATTACAGGCACAGACGTTTTTGGCGATGCTATGACGGAAGTTATAACATCAACAAGTTCGGCTGAAACAGTAGCAGGGGCTAAGTATTTTTTAACTGTATCTGCTGTTGAATGTTCAGCACAATATGCTGCTAATATAACAGTTGGATCAGGTTCACTTTGTGCCCAAGCTGTTGAAGGAAGCAACAGACTAAGACTTAAAGGAATGTCTATAGTCTCAGGAGGCACTGCTGGTACAGTGTCATTTTATAATGGTGCACCTGAAGACGGTACAGTTCTTTTTACTGCTAGAACAGTAGGAACAGCTAATCAAACTGTAGATAGAACAATACCTGAGCATGGAGTGTTATTTGATAGTGGTATGAGTGTTCAGTACACACTTGATGTTACTGACATGTTAACAATATTTTATGCCTAGAAAAATGACACAAAGTAAAAAATTAGAAATAGCATTAGCAAGACTAGAAGAGCGGTTTCAAGCTCTTCAGGACGATGTAAAAGAGATGCGAACAGATATCAGTGAACTCCGTGAAACAGCTAATCGGTGGAAAGGTGCTTTTTGGATTATTATTGGATTAGGAGGAGTAGCAGGAGTTGTAGGAAATTTAACAATAGGATGGTTTAAATAAAGGAGAGTCATATGCCAAAAGTAAAAGGAAAAAAATTTCCATACACTAAAAAAGGAAAAGAAGCAGCAAAAAAATATGCTAAAAAAACTAAGAAGAAAAGATAATGGCTGTTTCAGGTTCAAAAAACTTTGAACTAGCTGTTGATGACTATATTGAAGAAGCGTATGAACGTTGTGGTTTAGAAATTCGTACAGGTTATGATTTAAAAACAGCAAAACGGTCTTTAAATTTATTATTTGCAGATTGGGCAAATAGAGGTCTTAATCGTTGGACTATTTCACAGGAAACAGTAACACTTGCTGACGGTATAGGAAACTATCCATTAGGCACACTTACAATGACTGTTACTGCTTCAGGTAGTTTTACAGTAAGTGAAACAATTACTGGTAGTTCAAGTGGAGCAACAGCAAAAATAACAAGTAAACCAAGCAGTACAAGTTTGGCTATTACTGTTCCTTCTGGAACATTTACAGCATCTGAAACAATAACAGGAAGTTCAAGTTCAGCGACAACAACAGTTAGTAGTGCTGTTAGTTTTATGGATGTTCAAGCAAGCATAGATATACTATCTGCGGTTATTCGACAAAACTCAGGTTCTTCTAATCAAACAGACACAGCTTTAACTCGAATTGGTCGAGACGCTTATTTAAGTTTAGCCAGTAAAAAGAATGAAGCTCGTCCTTCACAATTTTATGTTGATAGACAAATAACGCCACAGATAAGACTTTGGTCTGTACCTGAATCAAGTACAGCGTACGAATTAGTTTTCGATCGATTAAAAAGAATAGATGATGCAGATGACTACAATAATACAGTAGAAATACCTTTTCGATTTTATCCTTGTCTTGCTGCAGGGCTGGCTTATTATCTTTCTTTAAAAAGAGCTCCTGATCGAATTCAAATATTAAAAACACTTTATGAAGAAGAGTTTGACCGAGCAGCCAGTGAAGATAGAGATAGAACAAGTTTAAAGCTATTACCTTATGAAAGGTTTGTGTAATGGCTTATTCAAGAGGTAAATACTCTCACTTTATTTCAGATCGGAGCGGTATGCGATTTCCATATAAAGAAAGAGCAAAAGAATGGAATGGTTCTGTTGTTCATATTTCAGAGTATGAAGCAAAACACCCACAATTAGAAACTCGTCAGCATATTCCTGATCCAGAAGCATTGAGAGAACCTAGAACAGACAGAACAGAACCTGCTGTGGGTGTTTGGTTATCGCTTAATCCTTTTAAAACAAGCTCTTCTGGTAGTGGAACTATTACTGTAACAGAAAAAAGTCATGGAAGATCAGTTTCTGATACAATAAGGTTTAGAAATGTTGAGCCTTTTGATGGTTTAACAAGCACAGTTATGGAAAATGCTTCAGGTTATAGTATAGTGAGTGTAGTTGATCTCCT